GTCCTACTTTCTGTCGCTCCGTCAGCCAGGGCATCTCCCTGTCCTGAATGGTAGCCATGATGTCGTACTCTTCCGTCATCGTAGGCCGTCGCCCCTGCTCCGCCTCGAACTGCCTCTTAGCCCTTTCCACCTCTGCACCCATAGCGGTTTCACCCGATGGGTCCATCCTTTCCCCCCACGACTCGGGCAGGGGAGTAAGGTCTGCTGCTACATCAAGCCCCGTGCTTAATGTTTCCCGTCCAAGGTGACCGATGCCACCAAGAACACCACGGTCCCTGATAGCTTCACGGGTTTCCCCGAACTGCTGAACTACTTCTCCGGCAGCGCGTTGGGGATACATAAGCAAGGGTTCTATAACCTTCTTGTATACAGGCTCCACGACGCGACGGCCAAGTTCAAGCCCGCCAGTAGGCGTGGCTTTGGCCGCTCTCTGCCTGGCCCATTCCGCGTTACGCTCCCTGCGGCGTTGTATTTCTTCTTGAGAAGGCATTAGTAAAAGATAAACCTCGTTCTCGGATCAGTGTATGCGCGTGTTACGCCGCGCTCATACTGGGGAAGTCTTCCGTACCGTGCCGTCCACGGGTCAGTCTCAAGGAATTCCTGGAAGGACCTGGGTTCTTGTTCTTGTCCGCTTCTCAGGGCAGAGCCTATCTGACCAAGGTAGTCGCTGTACACATCCTGGTATGCCTGCTGAAAGTAACGTCCCTGCCTTGGGCTTTGCCCGCCAAACTGTGTCCCGGCAGGAGAACTGTAATACGCGGCCTGTGGCAATTGGGTCAACAATAGGCTGCCCCAGTCGCCTGCGCCTGATAAATAGTCCAGGAAAGGATTATTTCCGTTAGCCATATATTACTCCCTTACACCTGTGTTCCATTACCGTTGGTCACGGCTGGGGTTGCTTGGCGGCCAGCCACGCCTCCCAAACCCGAGGTGCGCCCAAGGTACCAGTCAAGGAAATTCGCTCCGGGTTGCTGGGCAATCAGTTGATCATATAACTCGTTCATCGCTCCCTGTATCGCCTGTCCCAGAATGCCGCCGTACATCCCGCCACCACTTCCGCGCTGCATCGCCAGCATATTGGCAAGCTGTCTCCTGTTCTGCTCTGACCCTTCCCCAGTGCCGTATATCTGCCTGTACATGAGCCGTTGTGCATCGTCCAACGCCCCAATTTGCCCCAGCGCCGCTGTCCCAATAGCTGGTCCGGTATAATCTGTCTGTGGATCTACATACTGCATGAACTGCCCTGGTGTAAGGTTGGCAATGGCCGAGGCTCGCTGTGCGAGCTGTCTCATGTTCTCTAATCCTGGCTGAGTATAGCTTCCCATAAAATCAGCAAACGAACCTCCGGGCTGTGCCATTGTTGGTGATTGCAGATAGTACTGCTGCATCAGGGGATTGTACGCATTGTAGAACGCGCCCCGCATCGGGTTATACCCACCGGGTTGAAACTGCTGCCCTGCATACTGACTGAACTGTTGTTGCGGAGTTACATCTCTCCACGGTAGTCCAGCCTCCTGGAACAGATTCTGCATCGCTGTATCCTGCTGCTGAGAATAACCACCCACGACCTCGGGCGCACCCTGTCCGACCGGCTGAGCTGTCACACCAGTGCCTCCCTCGGCTGCTAACGCCGATAGTTCATCATCGTATTCCATCCCCGCGAATGGCCCGGATTGCGGAGTCCATTTTCCGGTCACGGTATTAAATGTTGCTGCCATTATTTCCCCCTTATTATACTAAACTTATGCTCGTTAACAATTATATTACCATCCATACGGAGATGGCGAACTAGTGCCGTTAGGTGCTGGCTGCCTTGGTGCCTGTGCCTGCATCGCAGGTGCATCCTTAACAAATGTTGTTAGGAAGTCCTCTTTACTGCGCCCGGCGCTAGTCCAGTCGGACAGCATATTCTGAAAGAAGTTCTGCATATAATTCCTCACCCATGTGTCAGCGCCGGGATGCGTGTTGTACATCGCAACCAAGTTCGACAGGCGATTCTCGCTTTGGGTGTTTGGTGACATGAATACTGCCCTGTCCATCAGCATGTCATATCCTTCAGCGTTTTGGCCGACAATATTACTGACGTGGGCATTGCTGAGGCCGGAAAACTGTTCCATATTATCACGGAGACTTCTGACAGAATCGTGTAACCCGGAACGTGTCTCGCCGGGCTTCTGTAGGTATGTACCTTCAAGCCAGTCCGAGAACAGGGCTTCCTCGTTTACGGCATCGGATTCAAGCATATTGCCGCGCACCCAACCATCCCCACCCAAATCATCATCAACCATACCTGCGCTGAACGGGTCGGCTCCTGCATCCTTAAGCCAGTCCCTGTCCTCCCATTTCGTGTTGAGATAGAATAGCGTCTCGGCATCTTTAAAGAGGTCGCCCTTGCGCTGCTGTGCTTCAAACCTACCGGAACCGGGCAGGTTGTTAAATACGTTGTTGAACTGATCCCAGTAGGAAGGTTGTCTCACGGGAATGCCAATGGTTGGGTCGTACTCGATGCCCGGTATGGGTCTGTCAAACTGCATTTCAACTCCAGGGTCTTCTGGAGTGTCAATCCCGGTATCCGTATAGTCTACAAACGGGAGATCACTTATGTCCATCTCTTCTGGTATATCGGTGGTGTCGGGTATATCGGTGGTCATGGTTGGCTCAGGAGTTGGTTCCCCACCAGTGCCTGGTGCCTGGCCTGTCCCGTCCAGGTTGAGTGATGTGTACTGCGCCTGTACTGCATTACCAATTTCTATCTGGTCCGGGTCGCCGCTTGCAAACAGTGAGGCAAGCCATGCTTCCAGTGCATTCGGGTCAATCGCTACTCCGCCAGCCTCATCTGGCATATAGTTATCCTCGTTACCAATGAAGCTCAGGAAGGCTGCCGGGTCTTCTGCCCAGTCAGTCTCGAATTCCCCGAACAGGATATCCTGCTGATACTCCTGGTCCATTTTGTCGGCCATATTCTGGGTAGTGCTGGATATGCCGTCACCCATGATATGATCGTATGTCATTTGACTTGCAAGGGCTTCCGTCTTGCTATTCTCCATTACAACCTGTCCCAAATCCTCCACGCGATCTTCTATCCAGTCAGCACCCGAGTTCAGTATTGAAGCAACTGTATCAGCCTGTGTTACTGTCGCCTCAGCCTGTGTTAATGCACCCTCACCTGCTAATCCCAGTACATCCGTGGCCGCATCCGTTATCGCATTACCCACACCCTTGATAGCGTCCCACAAATCTATACCGCTGTCTTCTGCAAGATCCTCAAGGTCTGTCACGAAGTTATCAAAGTCCTCTCCGCCCGCATCCATGAAGTCCTGTGCCTGGTCAAACAGATTGTCCATATCACCGTAACTCACGGTAGCCAGTTCCTGTATGCCGGGGTAGTTTTGCACAACGTTCTGTAGTTCCTGGTCAGTCAGGGCAGGGCCGAAGCCGGGGACAAGTCCCGCTGTCGGGACAGGGGAGTGGAGCTGCATGATCGCCTGATCGACGGCATCAGATGCCTCTTCCTCCAGCATACCCTCGTCACCGTATTCCCCGAACATATCCGACCCGGAAACATACTCATCCATTGCCTTGTCAAGGTCTCCGCTCTTGTTAGTAAACATACTCCACATAGTTTCAACCGGGGGTGCCAGCCATGTACTGCCAGCTATCCCCGGTATAAAGCCCCAGTTTCCAAAGACGTTAGCCATCAGATACCTCCCTGTGCGCCGGGTCTTGGTGACCCGGGCGGTACTACAGGCCCTGCCTGTGGCGTGGGCTGCGGTGGCGGAACACCCATCATGGCATTCGGCATCACCGCCGGGTTAGTTGTGGGCGGACCTCCAGGCCTGGGTGGTAGTGGAGGTCCACCGGGTGGAGGACCGCCCGGAGGCGGGGCTGTCATGGCGGCATCCCGCATTTCTGCGGCTTGTCGTTTCTGCATTATCACGGACATGAGTTCGTTCACATAGAACTGCACAAGGTCTTCCCGACCCTGTCGTTCCGCAGCCCGGAGCAGTGTCCAGAGTGCCGCTTCCGGCAGCATCCGTTCTGCCAACTGCTCCTTGATGGCATCGTCCATCTGGTCTGCGTCCTGTATTGCAAGGATACGGTCCCGTATCGCCCTGTCTGACAGCAGCGGTGTCGGGCCTTCCCTTGCAATCTGTGCCATAGAGTACCGGGTCATGTCGTCCTGCGGTAGCTGACCCACAAGGTTCACGACCGGTGACCCGGTATTTTTAATCATATCTGCTTCTATGTCCTCGGTAAAGTACACCCTGTTCCTGTCCATACCGGAAACTTCCATTGACTTATACGCACCGGAAGCGTACTGATCGGACACCAGGTTAAATATCATCTGGTAAGCCTTCTCCACCCCCCTGAGATACTTGCTGACCACGGTTTCCACTCCCTGCCGGAGCGTGTTGATGGCAAATCCCGAGAGCTGGAACTGGAGCTCCCCGTATACCGAGTGGGGTATAGTTCCTCTCTGCATCTCTCCCGAGACGAGCTGCATAAACGCACCCGTCTCCTTCGCCATCTCGAGGAGTCCGAGGGGTTCCACGTTCTCGTTCTGGGAGAGCGCAATCTCCGAACCCTCTAAGTAGGGGTCTTCATCCAGTGTCTTTGTACCGTCCCTTGACCGTACTATCAGTCCCTGTCTCCGTGACCTTGCGGTCAGTTCTAGCATCGTACTCATCATAAGGTTCTGCTTGGGATAAAGGTCCCTGGATGCACGGAACACGCTCTCACCCACGTCTGCAATCGTATCCTGCATATTGGACTGTGAAAGTGCCACTATGTACGGGTTAGCTCCTATAGGACCGAGAAAAGCCGGGACGCGGTCTGCGCCGTGCCGGGTCTGTTTCTTTACCACCCTGAGCAGGGGATTGGTTGTTGAACCGTTGTGTATGATAATCGTGTTGATCTCCCTGTCATAGAAGTCGTACACGTCTATGCCGTCCACGTTATGCGGGGCATCCCAGTCTATCCTCACGTTGTACTGCGAGAATATCTGGTCTTTTGTCTTAGGAACCTTGTAACATATCCAGTCCAGACCTTCAGGGCCAAGACCCCAGTAAGTATGAAGCGGGTCCCAGGGTGTGATGTCCACATAAGTAGAGCCGTCCTCACGCTTGGCGAGGAGCGCCCTGCCTGCACACCAGCCCCGTATAGTCGCATACCACCCGAGCTGATCCCTCAAAGTAGGCTGCATCAGGGAGCATAGCCTCTCGTCGGCAGCCCTGAGTATGCCTATAAGGAACCTCTCCTTCAGGTCGTTCCGTTCCCTGAGTTCCGGTTCTGCACCGTCGTGGGGTATCCTGACAGTCATCTCTGCCCCGGTGACCCATCCGATCACTTTCTCGGCATATGTCTGCGGATCATTGGAGGTATAACTCTGGTAACCCTCACCCGCATCGTAAGGCTCAAGCCTGTACAGGGCGTGGTCATCCTGCATTCTCTGTCTCATCGGTTCAGTAGCGTCGTAGTGCGACTCCACCAGTTCGACAATCTCTTCCGGTTTACGTCTTACCATCTACATCCACCTTTTAACCCGGATACGGTCGCGGTTCTCGATATACCCGTACCCGAAACGGTCAACCAGTCCGTATATGACCGCCTTTATAGCATGATTATACTTGTCTTCCGGCACTTCGCCAACTATATTGCCTTCCCTGTCCGTTTTCCACCTGTAAGCCTTTGTCTGTCCGTCAAAAGGATTAGGCGCAGAGCCGAACTCTGAAAGTATACCGTGACATTTGGGGCTGAATACTATCCTCGGTGCGTGGGTCTTAGGATCTATCTTCAGCCAGCCCTTCAGCCGCTCAGTCCCCTCGTTAATCCTGATCTTCTGCGAAGATAAATAAAGCCCTGTCTGGTCCATCCACGCCTCTGTGGGCGCTGCCATTGCCTGGTGCTGCGTTCCCGCTATATCTATCACTCCGAATGAGACATCGGGCCACCATGTCCTTGACCGTGCAATATCGATGATCTCGTCCGTGACGAGTCCCTGTTCGTATATCTCGTCTATGACACATATCTGCTCTCCCCTGAGCTGTACAGCCACCACCGCATAAGCCCCCGCATACCCGGGGTCCATCCATAAGTGAACGGGCGATCCCGGTTCGTACTCCAGTTCTGCAATGTGCATATCAGGTCTGAATTCCGGGAACACCAGACCGCGGGGCGGGCTGGGCTTTCCTTCAATCCTCTCCATAAAGAAATCATCACTAGATGCCTCCTTCAGTCTCAATATCTCCGGGTCTGTCGAACCACCGGGATACAGGTGTACATTCGTCCAGCTCGGAAGCGAGAAAGCCCTGGAGTCAGGCTCCGCACCCGATGCCCACGCCGTGAACATCTGTGGATACCAACCTAAACTTCCCTCAAAAGTACCGGAAAGAAACATCCACCCCCGCTTCGGCGCACACCTTCCCATCAACCTGAAAAAAGTCTCGAGGTCAAGCTGACTTGCCTCACACCCCAGTATCCCGTTAGGCGCTCTCATCGCAAGCGTCCTCGGGTCCTTAGCACTCTTAGTCTCTATCCTCGTACCATCCGCAAGAACCAGGTGTCCGGGATCTACCCTCTTAGAAGCTTCCTTCAAAATCCCGAGCACCGAAAAGTCCTGCAATAAATATTCGAACTCAGCCCTCGTCCTCTCGTAGTCCGCAGCCACCAGCCAGTACAACCCGCGCTCATCCGTGTCCGCAAACCTCGAAAGCAAATACTTAGACGCTACAAGACTCTTACCGGCCTGCTCACCACCAGCCACAAGATTAAACCTGTACCCCGAATCAAGTATAAAACTCTGCTCCGCAGTCGGATAAAATCCCACCTTGTCAAATAAATACTCCTTCAAAAGCGAACTACGGGTAGCAGTAGTCATTCTTCCCCTTTACGATTTTAAGGCTTCTTCGATCCAATCTTCCATATCTGTCTTTTGGCGGTACTGCTTAACAAGCCACTCCATCATTGTAACCCCTTTGTGCTGGGCAATACGCAACTCAAATGTATATAGGGGGGAACACCACTCACAAGAAAAATATATAATCAGTCCGTCACGCCGGGAGCTGGGGTTCCGTGCATTACGCCCACAGTTCTCGTCCACAGCAAGAAATGATCCCGTGTCCGCTATATACCCATGAATACCCTTGTCTGAGTCTTCTTCCCTAAAGAACCCTTCTACCCCTTCCTGGTGTAACCATACCCCCCTACCATCAGGATAGTTCTTTAAGCATACCGGGCAAAGAAGAAGATCATGTACCCCGATGCCGACTTCGAAGGATTCCTCACTAACCGGGCCAACTAACTTATCTGGACCTTCCACCCACTTCATAGCTCACCCCGCTCTGTCTCCTCATCCTTCACAGGCGCACTGCCGCGCTTCTCCAATAACTCCGTAAGAGTCTGCTCAACCCCCGCAGGCAAAGGCTCACTCACCGCTTCCGCCTTCACGTCCTGCGCCGCCTTCCGCCACTCCAGTATCAAGTCCTTAGCACTGTCCTCACTAATGGCAATCTGCGGCCTGTACTTCCAGGGCATAGTCCCATTCAATAAAAATATCAGCAAAACATCCGAACCCTTACCCTTGTCCGGGTTCTTTACCCTCTCTAACGCGATACCCTCAAGATACTCACCAAACTCCTGCTTCGCATCCTCCACATCCCTCATGAAATCAGGATCTTCACGCACCCACCTTCGGTACGTCTGCCTGCTAATGCCAATCGCCCCTGTCGCTCCCCTCACATTCCCAAACTCACCATACGCCTTCAGGTATAACGCCTTCCTCTTAACAACATCCGCCGAGCGTTCAGCATTCGACCGGTCCCTCAACAACGGCTGCTCCTTAGCAGGCTTCTTTGGAATTCCCATTAATATATCCCTCCCATATCATTCCCTATATCACCATTATAAATGTGATATAACATAACACAGGTATTATATATACC